TCAGCAAAGCCGACGAAGGTTCCGTACAGCCCGAAAACAAATCGACTTGCCAGCGTAACCGACGCGACGACTTGGGCGACCTTCGACGAAGCGGTACATGCTGCAACCAATGGCAACGGATGGTATAGCGGAATCGGCTTCGTATTGACCGAAGCCGACCCGTTCGCTTTTATCGACCTTGACGATACGAAAGGCGACCAAGCCGCGCTTGACCGTCAAATACACGTTTACAACGAATTCGACAGTTTCGCCGAACGTTCGCCTTCGGGTTCCGGCTTACATATCATCGTTAAAGGCGCGTTGCCGTCGGGTCGTCGTCGTTCGTTTATCGAAGTTTATTCGTCGCAACGTTATATGACAATGACGGGCGATGTTTACCGGGCCGCGCCGATTCGGGATTGTAACGAAGCATTAAACGCACTTTGGGCGCAAATGGGGCAAGGTTCCGTTGCGACCGCTGTTTATGCTGGCGTCGCCGAAGAAAAAGAACCCGACGACGTAATTATTCAACGCGCAACAGCCGCCGCAAATGGCGACAAGTTCGCCGCGTTGCTTGCTGGAAACTGGCAAGATTATTACCCGTCGCAATCCGAAGCCGACTTTGCGCTTGTCGATATTATCGCGTTCTATACGCAAAACAGGGGGCAAATCGCCCGTATTTTTCGTAATTCGGGGCTTGGTCAACGCGACAAAGCGAAGCGCCCCGATTACGTTAATTACATGCTGAACAAATGCTTTGACCGCATGTTACCCCCGGTTGATATTGACGGTTTGCGCAATCAAATTAACGAAGCAATCGAAGCCAAGGAACGCGCCGAACAGCAAGCGCCAGTTGCGCAACCTGTCAAAGCCGAAGCGCCAAAGCTTACCGAAACAGCAACGAACGTTTACAGCGTACCGCCCGGCTTGGTCGGCGAAATCGCGCAATTCATTTACGCCCAAGCGCCCCGGCCTGTCGCCGAAATTGCCCTTGCTGGCGCGCTTGGTCTTGTCGCTGGCATCATCGGTCGGGCGTACAACATTAGCGGCACCGGCCTTAATCAATACGTATTGCTGTTGGCACCTACCGGAACAGGCAAAGAAGCCATCGCATCCGGCATTGATAAGCTAATGGCGCAAGTAATTCGTACCGTACCCGCCGCCGTTGACTTCATCGGCCCCGGCGAAATTGCTTCGTCGCAAGCGATTATTAAGTATATGTCGCGCGGGCCAACGTCGTTCGTTTCGTTGGTCGGCGAATTTGGCATTTACCTTCAACAAATGGCAAGCGTCAACGCACCGCCGCACCTTACCGGGCTTCGTCGCTTCCTGTTGGATGCTTACAACAAGTCGGGCGAAGGCAAGGTACTTCGTCCTTCCATCTATTCGGACAAGGACAAGAACACGACCGCCGTTCTTTCGCCGTCGCTTACCTTGATGGGCGAATCAACGCCCGAAAAGTTCTACGAAGGTTTGCACGAAGGTTTGATTAGCGAAGGTCTGTTGCCGCGCTTTACGATGATTGAATATCATGGACAAGTACCGCCGTTGAACAAAGGCGGCGCAACCGCGCAACCGTCCTTCGAACTTATCGACCGGCTTTCTACCGTATGCGCCCATGCGCTTATGTTGAACAGCCAGCATAAGGCAATCCATGTTCAATTCGTATCGGGCGTTGAAAAGCAAGCCGACGAATTCGAAGAATATTGCCGTACCAACGTCAACAGCAGCGACCGCGACGTTAAGCGCCAACTTTGGTCGCGTGCGCACATGAAAGCCCTAAAGCTTGCCGCAACTGTCGCCGTAGGTTGCAACCCATACGACCCGCTTATTACGTCGGATATTCTGTCATGGGCAACGAATCTTATTGTCGCCGACGTGCGCAACTTGCTAGACCGTTTTAACGCTGGCGAAATCGGCGGGGATAACGAAGAAACGAAACAGCTTGCCGAATTAATAAAAATTATCAAAGAATACAATTTGGCCCCTTGGTCGGAAATTTCGAAATACAAGGCTGGTAATGGTAACATGCACGCCGAAAAAGTCGTTCCTTATTCGTATTTACACAAAAGGGCGACAAAGCTTGCGACGTTCAAGAAAGACCGCATCGGCGAAACAGGCGCACTTAAACGGGCTATTAAAACCCTTGTTGAACGTGGCGACGTTCAACAATTGGGGCCGAAAGACGCGCATGATAAATTCGGAACTTCTGCACAATGTTTTATGATTTCAAATGCAAAGGCGTTTGGACTATGAACGACAAAAAAGTTATTGAACTTCCGGCATCTACAAATTTTAATGCCGAACAGGCGTTGCATTCTATGTTTTCGCATGATTGCAGCGACGTTATTTGCGTAGGCTATTCGAACGGCGAACTTGTAGTTAGGTCTAGTCGTATGACCCGCGCCGAAGCCTTGTTTTTACTTGAACAGGCGAAGCAATGGGCTTTGTATGGTGGAACATGAACGAACTTACGATTCTTGATTTCGCCTTGGGCATCGCGCTTTTGTATCATTGGGGCGCAGACGGCAAAGAAATTCGTAACTTTGCCAAGCGCGTTCGAAACCGCGTTGAACCTGAATACCGCCCTTTGGTCGATTTGTGCATAGCATCGAAAGACCGCCGCAAGTTTGTAAAGCAATTCCTTATCAACTATTGAACAACGTTGCGAAAAGACAACAAGCCGCCTTCGGGCGGTTTTTTTCAATCTTTTTTCTAACGAAGCTTGACAACGCAGTTTAACGGCGTAGAATGAACTCACTGAAGCAAACAACCGGAGCAAACGAAATGACCAAAGCATTTGAATTCGCAGCAAAAGCCCGCAAAGCTTCCGACGACTTTTCAAACAATAACGTTGGTCGTTTTCTGAATGCTGACGACTGGTTCAAATGCTACACAATTGAAGTTGAAGCCGCTGATGCTTGCGGCGTTGCCCTTCAAACGGCTGTTCGTATCGGCGAACCTGCTTATGTTGTTGTCGAATGGCAAGCCGCTGTTGATCTTCATTTAGCGTTTGCATCAGCGGCGAAAGCCAGAATTTAACAAGCCGCCGAAAGGCGGTTTTTTTTCGTTCGAAGCTTGACAACGTAGCTTTAACAAACTAGCATTGAATCGTCGTAACCAACAACCGAAAGGAAAACCAAAATGCACAAAATGAGTATTAACCGCCAAGTCGTCGAAGTTACGAAGAATGAAGCAAAGGAAGCGCACCGTATCGCGTCTATGCGAACCGCAGGCCCGGAACATGCGCAACGCGCCGCCGATATTTGGATGCGCAGCGCGCCCGACGACAAGGCGCAGGAACGCCGCAAGGCTGTTTGCCGCGCTTTGGGCCTGTCGGATACCGTCGCGTTCCTGTAACCCCGCCAGCGGCCCTTGGCAACGCGCTAGGGGCCGCGCAGCCTGCCCACATTGACCCGGAAGCCATCGCATGAACTGCCATCGTTGCGGCGCGTGTTGCGTCGAAATTTCCATATCGTCGGCAATCCCCGGAATGCCAGCCGGTAAGCCTACCGGGGTTCGTTGTCCGCACCTTACGAACGAAGGTCTTTGCGCCATCTTCGGCCATAAAGACCGCCCGGCTATTTGTTCTTCGTTTCAAGCTTCGAAAGACATTTGCGGAAATAACGCAAAAGAAGCGACGACGCTTATTCGTTGGTACGAACGACAAACAGCGCCATAAATAAATTCGTTTAAAGTTCTAAGGTATCGTACCCGGCGCAAATACCTTGCCAAAAACAAGCTAAGTCGTTGATTTATATAGGTGCGTACCTTATACCTTGAAATACCTCAAGAAAGACACAAGGAAGGGTAAAGTATAGAAAGTATGCGGGTACTACTCATATACTTATAAAGAAAGAAGAATGATATATTTAAGGTATTTTAATATATTCCTTTATTTTCAATGACTTAGAAGAACTACAACAGCCGGTATCTGTACCTTGCGGAAAAGTATATGAAGTTACTTGCAAAACCGGAAGTATGCGTTTATACTTGGCATACCTTACTTCAAAGGAGTTATCGAAATGTCGTACCAAATCGTTCAATCTTCGCCGCAGGCAATGGCAACAAGCGAAACCGCTAAGAAGACAACGACGAATTTTCCGTTCGAAGCGTTGGAAATTGGGCAAAGCTTCCTTGTTCCTGTCGAAGACTTCGCCGAACAAACGATTCGCAACGCTGCGGCGAAAGCTGGCAAGAAACTTTCGCGTCGCTTTTCTGTTGTCAAGCATCCGGCCCCGCATAACGTGTTCGAAATCGCGCGTCGTGCATAACGCTCCAATGTGGGCATAAGGTGAAATTATGTATATCATCAAGCAATCAAGCGAACGCGCTTTGCGTATCAAGCCGCCAAAGGTGGAAAGTGAATTGCCGTTGCCTTGTAACATAGGCAAAGAATTTCCGTTTAAAGCTATGGCCGTAGGTCAATCGTTTTATTTGCAGTATTGCGAAAACATACCGTATAAGTTTTCGCTTGTTAAACAAAGAATCAATCGTTACAATAAGCTTTATGCTGTTCATTATGTAGCGATAAAACATAACGACGCGCCAAAACGTCTTGAAATTGCGCGTATTTTTTAACCAAACACTAAGGGCGAACAATGGCAGACGAAGCCGACAAAACAGCCGACCGAATGGAAGTCGAAGAAGCGGCGAACATAGCCGAAATTTGCCGCAAGGCCGCAGCAATACCGAAAGGCGTTCCGGGCATTTGCGACCTTTGCGGCGAAGATATGCCGCGTCTTATCAACGGCGTTTGCGCGCCTTGTCGCGACCGCCATAAGTTGCCGTAAGGGGTTTGAAATGACGCCCGAAACATTAGCGAAATCAGGAACCGAAGCGGCGCACCAAACGGCGTTATTTGCTTGGGCCGCGTTGCGGGTCAAACGCTGGCCCGAACTTCGTTGGTTGCACCATATACCCAACGGCGGAAGCCGGGGCGACGATGCGAAGTCGCGCGCTATCCGGGGTTCGCAAATGAAGGCGCAGGGCGTGCGAACTGGCGTTGCCGACGTATGCTTGCCCGTTCGCCGGGGCGGTTGGTCGGGCCTTTATATCGAAATGAAGAAGCCAAGCGAAAAGCCGGTAAAGGCTACGTCGAAAGGCGGCGTAAGCGACGACCAAGCCGAATTCGGCGCGTTCGTACAATCGCAGGGCTTCGGCTGGTGCGTCTGCTATAGCTGGCGCGAAGCCGCCGAAGTTATCGAACAATATTTGACGTATCTTTAAAAAAGTTCTTGACAACGTAGTTTAACAGCGTAGAATTAACACATCGACAACGAAACAACGAAAGGCAAACATCATGGCACACGTAATCATCAATAAGCGTTACGTCGAAATCAATCATACACAGCCTGTTAAAAAAGTCGGCGCAGTTTTCCCTAAAGAAGGAGTTACGCCAATTGCTATTACAGCAAAAGGCCGCGTTTCTTACGAACTTTCGCAAGCTGGCGAATTTTGCCGTATTCATACAAGCATGATTGATAACAAATCAGACGGTGACGCATTTATTTACGAAGACGGTAATTGGATTCGTATTGATTTGGCTACAGTGGAATTTATCGCAAGAAAATATTAACCTCAGCCCCGGCCCTTCGGGGCCATTCTTTGAAAGGAAGTCCAAATGTCTAACGTTTTCAGAACAGAAGCCAAGAAACTTTCGGACAATTCGGAAGTTTTCGACGTAACCGCCCCGGAAATTTTGGAAGCCGACGGCATTTTGTCGTTAGTGAAGAAAGCAACGAATTTCGAAGAACCGAAAAAAGTTGCGAAGAAGGCTTGACAGCATCGAAGTTTGTTCGTATCATTGAACCATCGAAACGAACAAAGGAGTTCAGGCCATGCAAGCAACCGTTAAAGTTATGGGCGGCTTGGAAATTACCGTAGAATTTACGGCTTGCCGCGCCGAACCAGACGTAGGAATTACGCGCGATTACGTCGAAGAATGGGATATAGTCGAAATTGCCGGGCGACCCCTTCGCAAGAAAGAATCAGCCGCTTGGCTTTACAAACGCATTGACGCGAAGAAGGGCGAAGACGACCGTATTTTGCAAGCTTGTTACGACGCAATGGAAGACGCAGATTATTACGAACCGGATTACTACGATTACTATTAACGAAGGAGTTTGCAACATGGCAACGTTTTTTCTTGCGGCTTTTATCGGTTTTGTTTGCGGCTTGCTTGTCGCGTCTTTGATGCGCGCAAACGATCTTGTCGAAACCTGCCCGAAGTGCAACGGCGTTCGCGGCTTCGAAACCGGCCCGAACGATTGGCACGATTGCGACTTGTGCGACGCAACGGGAAAAGTTCGAACGTAGCCCTTGACAAAGCTTCGAACTTGAACGAATATTAAGGCAACAAACGAACCGGGGCGAATATCATGCTTTCGACAATCTGTTGGCTTATCGCAATCGCGGCGCTTTGCAACGCCGCAAGACTGAAATATAACGAAGTTCGGCAGGCTAAGAAGATGCGCGAACTTGTCGAACGCGCAACGGTTATTCGTATGCGCAAAGAAAAAGGCTTGCCGTATGATTATTTACACTGACCGCGCCAGCCTGTCAAAATGGGATTTGCGCTTTATCGAACTGGCCGAATATGTCGCCGCATGGTCTAAAGGCCCGCGAAAGCGCATTGGCGCGGTTATCGTGCGCCCCGACAAGTCTATAGCTTCGCTTGGCTACAATGGCCCGCCGCGCGGCTTTGACGACGATGCGTTTTTGCGTATGTCGCGCGAAGACCAACATTCCGTCGTAATACACGCCGAAGACAACGCATTGAAGCAAACGCACAACGCGGAATCGGTCGCAGGTTATACCCTGTTCGTTTCGCCGCTGTTGCCTTGTGCCCGGTGCGCCGACAAGATAGCAAAGGCCGGGATTGCCCGCGTCGTTGCTTATTGTGGGCATGTTTCCCCGGATTGGCGCGCTTCCGCCGAAGCCGCCGAACAGGTATTTATTAACGCGGGCGTCGAATGCCTGTTTATGTTTGAAGGGGCTTAAAATGAATCATCAAGACTTGGCGAAATACTGGCTTATTCGCGACGACGAAGGAAACGTTTTGTCGGTCAATACCGAAGAAGCCGAACAGGCTAAAATCGTTTTTACCGAAGGAAGCGTAGCGCCTGAATGGTACAATGTACTTCGGGCCGCTGGCGCAATGTATAACCAGCTAACGGAACAATACCGGGCGCTTCAAGACCTTATCGACATTTCGGAAACAGTAACCGGGCCGAACAATCCGATTATTCGAAACTTTGTCGAACTGCAAAACGCAATTCTTCTAACGCAACAGGTCGCACGCGAAGGCGTCGAAAGTGTCGGCGCAATGCTTGACAAACAACCGAAGTCGCCGTAGTATTCAACATATCAACAACGAAAAAGGGCGTAAGATGAAAAACGTTTTTATTGGTCTTGCCTTTGGCCTTTTGTGCGGCTTTGTCGGTCGCATGGATTACGAAGACGCCAAGGCCGAAGAAGCGTTGTATTGTAGCAACGTTAAGAACGGCGTTTGGCCGGACTACGACGGCATTTACGCCGACGTTTGCGAAGCTGAATACGGCAAGGCGAAAAAATTTAAAAATATTTCGCTTTGACCGCTTGACATACGGAAACTTTAGCGTAGAATTCAAACCGTCGCAGCAACAAAGCGACATTAACCGCAGTAACTTAACCCTTCGAAGGAGTTTTGAAAATGGCAACCAAGAAATTTGCAGCAAAGAAAACCGCCGAAACCGTCGCCGTTATCGGCCTTGCTGAAATCGTCGCCGCTGGCGCGAACGGCATGTTTGTTCCCGAATCCGTCTATGCCCCGCTTGTCGAAGCTGGCTTGGTCGAAATCAATCCGGGCATGACCGACGAAAACGGCAATGTCGCGACCCGCGCAACGCAAAAAGGTATCGAAAGCCTTGACAGCGCAGCAACTGTCGCCGACAATGCAACTTCCGAAGCAACTTCCGCAACCGCCGCAACCGGCGAAACTCAAAAGGTGAAAACCATGTTCAAGATTGAAGACAGCATTCCCGTTCCTACGATTTCCGGTCGCGGTCGCGGCGGCAACGTGTATCCGTTCGACCAACTGGAAGTCGGCCAATCCTTCTTCGTTGCCAACAGCGAAGACAAGCCGAACGCCATTAAGTCGCTTGCTTCGACCGTTTCCAGCGCAACCGCACGTTACGCCGTGCCTTCCGCCGACGGCGCGACCAAGACCAACAAGAAGGGCGAAACCGTGCCGGTCATGGTCGAAACCCGTAAGTTCGTCGTTCGCAGCGTCGAAGAAAACGGCGTCAAGGGTGCCCGCGTCTGGCGTACCGCCTAAGCAGCAACGGCTGGCTTCTTGCCAGCTTGACAACCTGAAAGCCCGGCCTTAATACGCCGGGCTTTTTCCTTTGCGTTTTGGGTATCGTTTCGGTTATACTTCGGCCAATATGCGTTAATCAATGGTTGCGCAATCGGATTGAATAAAAATGGAACGTCGCAAAATGCCCGAAAAAGACCCGCAAAATACGGCGTATATCGTCGAATGGTTCAGACAAATATTGCCGTATCTTTCAAC